CCTCGCAGCCTTGGGGCATACCTTGCGAGTGTCTTACCGAAGTCATCAAGGGTATCCGGGTTGTTGTACTCAGAACCCCAAGCAGGAAGATTGATCGTAGAAGAGATGGCCTGATCAACATAGTCTTGGATATCAGCTTGGAACTTGATCCTACGCTCGGGTGTCTTGGACAAATCCAAAGCAGACTCGATCCGGTCGGGGTCTACACCGTACAAGTCAATCAGTTCTTGTGCTGTTCCATCAATCACTGTTTGATAGTGCCAATCACTTTGACCCTTTAAGTATCGTCTCTTGTACGCGACAGCGAAGAGTGGTTCGATGCCTGTAGTTGTTCCCGCAAGGATGCCAATCGAGCCAGTCGGAGCGATTGCTCTTGTAGCAGCCGGGCGACTGATACTGAGTGAATCTGCAAACTCCCGTGCGGTTCGATCAGACCGTTGCTGATACTGGTAGAGCCAACCAGATAGCTCTTTAGTGTCGCCATACTTATACCCCCTTTTGAGTAACCATTCGTGTACTCCCATCAACCCAAGGCCCAGTCTCCGGTTCTTCTCCCGGATCAGGTAAACCTTTTCATAAGGGAGTTCAGCCCTGAGAGTACCCAGGACCAGAAACTTGGTCGTGAGTTCGATTGCCTCACCAAATTCAGATAGCGAGTCAATCCTGCCGAGGTTGATGGAGGCCAGATTGCATACGTCCGAGTCGTCTTCACTGGTGACTTCTGTACAGGCATTACGAAGGGTCTCTTTCTCTTTGTCGAAAAAATTGAAGCTGAAGCCCGGTTCGGCAGTCCTCATGGCCTGCTCGACGTTCTTCTTGAACACCGGGTCGTTATATTGACCAGCCCAGCTTGATGGCCCCTGTCCGGGAACGCCTGGGTACTCCTTAAGCCAATCCGTCTTGTAGTTCACACTTACATTCGTCATGTCCAGCGGAGCAGGGAAGTTAAAGTCTTGCTGCTTGAGGTCCCAGTGAGAGTACCCAGTGGTCCCCACAGGAAGCTCATCCCAGTTCTTCATTGTGAGGAACTCATTGATGTCGGGGTGAGTGCGATCCAGAGAGGCATACAGCGCAGACCTACGAGACCCTCCTTGCATAACCCTACGACCAATCTCATTGATCATCATCATCTTGGGAATAGGACCAGAGGCAAAGCCACCAGTCTTCTTGATCACAGAACCCGCTGCTCGGTAGGTCGAGTAGTCGATCCCAATGCCCCCACCAGTCATTAGACAGCTTTCGGCCTTCCAAGACAGGTTTGCCCAGTCTTCCCGGTTGTCCTCTTCTGCCCTAAGCAGAAAGCAGTTATTGAAATACTTATGGGGTCTACCAGCATAGTACAGGTAACGACCCCCAGCGATGACCTTGAGGTCTCGCATAAGCGCCTTGAGATGATCCTTCTCGGACTCACTCATATCATTCCGGCATACATCCTCGACCAGCACGTCAACGAGTTTCTCCCACGTTTCGCAGCCCTCATGGGCATACTTGTGGTTGAAGATGTCCTCGGAGAACTTGCTCCTGAACATTGGGTTGGTGTTGGACTTGAAAGCCACTTGGACTCCTTTGGTTAAAAAAGGGTTCCCTTGGACTGATCCAAAGGAACCCATAGAGGTAATCAGTTGAGCGATTTACTAAGGCGTTCGGCCAGATCAGTCAAATCTGGGGCCACATAATTGGTACCTTTCAGAATCTTACCCACTTCGTTTCGAACGGGTTTACCATCGTCTCCGAGTTTGGTCATGTTGCTGGCAACAACTCGCTCAAACGCTTCTCCAAAGATTTGGTCGTTGACTACAGGATCAAGCAGAATAGTTTCTGCAACCATCTCTAGAACCACGTTCAAAACTTTTTTTGTATCGTCACTGAAATGGACAATTTCCCCGGCTTCTTCCAACATTTGGAAATACCCAAACAGTACGAAATAGACATCAGCAGCCTCTTTGAGAAACTCGCTAATCGCCTCAATAGTAGGCCCTTGGTGGCGCATAATTACATCAATGAGTTCATACGCCTCTTCTACAAGAAGACTTTCTTGAAGTTCAAGATTGACCTCGACCTCGAAAGCCTCCATCCAGCCCTTTACCAGACCCTGAAGGTACTCTCTTGAATAGTCCTTAGTCTGTCCCTGTGTATCAAGCATTACTTTGTTACCTTCTTGTCTTTAGCTTCGAGTTTCTCCGCAAGCTCGCTGAGTTTCTCCTCAAGCTCACTAATGTAAGCCTTAGCCACGCGGATGGTGTCTGCGTCAGGAAACTCACCGTAACGGTTATTGATCGCCCGTGCGATGTTTTCCAGGCGTTCCTGAATAGTTGGGACAACAACTACAGGGGTGGTTTCTTCAGTGGGGGTGTTATCTGTGGTCATTAAAAGAATCCTAGAATTGCGCCCAGAGGGGCCAAGAAGATACCAGCTACGCGGAGAACCATTTCACCGCCAAAGGTATCCAAAGAGAAAAGTGCGACGATATTTGATACCCAGCCAATGAATATGGCAGAGATAAACAACAAGATAAACAGATGGACGAAAAGAGGCAGAATTGTGATTTTTGCGTATCTCATGATCAACCTTCTGTCGTTTTACTACAGGTGAAAGAAACCCCGGAGGCCCCGTTGGTTTCAAAGATTTCGTTAGCGACCATTGCGCCAACAAGTTGGCAGTCTTGATCAGTCCCGAACAGACCAATCTCTTCAGAAGTCGTATTGCCACTCAGCCAGATGGCCGTGACAACCAATAGGATGTTCATGTGGTTTCCTTTGGATTAGTCCAATGGAGCCGTTAGGGCTTTCCAAGAGACGGGGTACAGTGGTTCAATCTGCTCCCCAATCATCCGGGCAAGCTGTTGGACCTCTAGCTGAGCATGAGGGTCGGTGCGTTGGTTGTAGACATTAGCCCACCCGTAGAGAGAGTGCGTAATGATAGCTTCTGAGTACATGGCCTGAGGCAACAGGAACCGAGCCTGCTCAGGACACACGTCAGACTTCACCAGAAGCCCGTACAGGGCCTTTCCTTGTTCCAGGTAGTCACGGTACTGCTGAGCAAGGTCGGGCCTGTAGTGCTCTCCTGTGAAGTCACAGAGGGTACTCTCCCCCAGCATGTCATGTGGACCCGCTGAGCCTTGCTTGACGTTCTCCGCTGCGTGTCTCCACTCGGGTTCAAAGAACTCGGGTGCATCATCGACGTAGCGGCGGCTGATTTCGGACTCTACGGACCCGACCTTGTGCTTGAACATCTGGCGCATGATCGGGATTGGGGCTTTGATGTGGAACGTGATGTTCGTTCCGTTGGCAAAGGGTGCCCAATGGGTCGGGGTGTTTCGGAAGGCCAGTAGTGCTTGCTTAACTTCAGTAAACTGAAGCATAGAGTTAGTGCGAATTATTTCTTGAACCAGCTTGTTTAGACTGCCTTCAGGCATACCCCGTGCAAGGAACTGGATCAACTTCTTGTCTTCACGATAAAGGGTAGGCGCAGTTAGTTCAACCCCGGCGTCATTTAGATGGTACTCCCACTCACTCTCCTTAGAGAAGCTGACCCTGGCATTGTTAACAACGTCAAGATCAGTCCCCATGTGTCTCAGGTAGGTTGCTTTCATTTCACCTCCGTACTACCATGTAAACCGCCATCAGCATCCACATAAAACCTGCCATTAACAAGGCGAACTCCAGGTCCATCATTGAAGTACGTCCTCAAGTTTATCATTGATCGCCTCTGCAATTTCTTCGAGGCGGTGCTTTAGATTAAACCAATCCGTCAGGTCATAGGTTGGATCAGAAGCGCGGATTTCTAGGTCTTCTTCGAGACTCTCAATGATTGTCTCTTCGTCAAACTTGAAAGACCCAAGAACCCTTTTCGGGTCTCCTTTCGGAGTCACTTCTATTTCCAAGTAGCCCACGTTGTCGATTGACCACACGGTTTCCAGGATAAGCTTGATTTGAATATTGGACATATGGTCTCTCCTTTGGATTGATCTAAGGGAATAGTTGCCGGGTTATTTAGTCACGGTTATCCGGTGCAGCCTCTGTTACAGGACTTTCCGTGAGGGGCTTCTTTTAGTTCTCCCCACTACGAACGGTCAAAGTATATTAACCCCCTTATGACCATCCCAAGGGTTGCAGCCGGGTCGCTATCCCGACAGTGGCGGGTGGTTGCTACCCACCCTCACGCACCTCTTAGAGAACCTCTTTGCCTTCCAGCAAATTGATCCTCATTTCGATATTCCGAGCGGCCTTCTTAAGGTCTACAATCTCGGACTGTACAGCGTCCATTCCGGGATAGAGCTTGTGGCCCGCCCTCATGGAATACTTTACGATATTGAAAATGTGACCCTCGACACGATTTCGGTAGAGGAACTCAATAGGTTCAATAGCCCACCGTGTGTAGTGGGGCGGTTTGGTTACGATACCTTCGTGTGGGTCTTTGGGTTTTTCGACGCCAATGGTTGGG